GCAGAGCATGGCCGTTACGCTGGTGATCAGCGATCAAACTGAAGGCGGAGTCAAGGCCGACGCTACTGGAGGAGAGCTTGACGGCAAGCAGATAGCCGTTATTGTGAAGCAGGTTGAGAACGCAATGGTTGCGAGATCCTTGAACGGCAAGTCGCAGTACACGAAATATCTTGACAGGACTCGCGGACTTTCCAACGCAAAGCAGCTCTACTAGCTTTTATCTTTACTTCTCAGCCGTATAAATATATTCTCCCCTCCAGATAATCTGGTTGTCTATATTTGCGTATAGATAGTCTTTTTTCGTCTCTGGAGAGCAGAATGAACGAAATTCTGGAAGAAGCAATCAGGGAAGCCTATGCGGCAGCTCCCGCCGACACCATCCCGCTCGACACGCTGGAACTTTGGCATAAGACGCTCGAAGTCCCAATCCGCGTCGTGCGCTGGCCTATCGAGGGGCCGGAGCCGACGCAGTTCCAGCTAAAGCTGGAGGACAACGCCGAGCGCAATCCCGGCGAGACCGTCACGTTCTACGGCCTGCCGTTCAACATTGTTCTGCCGGAGAAAAGCCAGGAAACTCCCGGCGAATTCGAGATAGCAATCACTGGCGCGAACGACGTTATCGAGCCGTACCTTGAGAACGCCGCTCTTTCCGGCGGTTCCATCACAGCCATATACAGGTCGTACATCAAGGGACGCGAGGATGAGGGGCCTGTCGTGGTCTGGCCCGGCGTGTCCATTACATCTCCGTCCATCGATGGTTCCACGGGGACTATCACGATGAAGGGTTCCGTGCTGAACTGGCTCAACAAGAAATTCGGCCGCAAGTACACGCCCGGTGCGTACCCGGCCGCCGTGGGGCGTGGCTAGCATGGAGCGCATGTGGCATGAAGAGTGGCTAGGGAAGCCGTGGTCTGGCGTCCCCAATCCGCCGGAGAGCTTTAACTGCGGCGAGTTCGTCCGCTATGTCTACAAGCGGGATCTGAGACATGAATGCCTGCCTGTTCCCGTGCCGGACGCACGGAAGCTGAAGGACTGCGTCAGGGCCATGAAGCCGGACTACTTTGGCCTTGTCCCCGCAGAGCTTCCCTTGCAGGACAAGGACGCCGTCTTCATGGCGAGGCGGCACATGATGGACCACTGCGGCCTGATCGTCCTGCTCCCGAACGGGGAACAGGGCATCCTCCACTGCTCTCAGCAGGGGGGCGTCCAGCTTTCGACCTTCCTTGAAATGAAGATGCAGGGTTACACGTCCTTCAGCTTCTGGCGTTCTCCAAAGGCGGTGAAGCATGATTAAGGTGCAGGTACTCAATGGCGACCGCGTCCGCAAGGAGATAGAGGTCGAGGAGGGGACGTCCGTCCGCGACTGCGTTCGGCTCATCGAGGACGGCGAAGACGAATTCCAGATACCCACGATGGCGCTTGCCAACGGAGAGCCTCTTCTGCGGAAGGAGCAGGGCTGGGAGAAGGCTGTCGTCACGGTCGAATTCCAGATAGTCTTCATAGAGCTTCCGCTCGGCGGAGGAGGCGGCTCCGGCGGCGGCATGATTGTCCGCGCTCTCGCTGCCATTGCCGCCATTGCTGTCCAGTTCATCCCCGGCGTCGGGCAGGTCTTGGGCGCCGTCCTCGCCCTCGCCATCACGCTCGTCGGCTCCCTCATCGCTATGGCAATCGACCGCCAGAGTATGGGCCAGATCGAGCAGGAGTCTGCGGCGGCCGCCTCGCCGACGTACAACATCAACTCTTCCGGCAACCAGATCCGCATGTTCCAGCCGGAGCCGGAAGGCTTCGGGCGCATGCGGATAGTGCCGGACTTTGTCTCGCAGTCCTTTGCCGAGTTCTCCAGCAACGACCAGTACGGCTACTTTCTTTACGGCGTTGGGCGCGGCCTCTATCAGGTGGAGGCCATGTACTACGGCGAGACCGTCTTCTGGCAGAACGGCAATTTCGTGGAGTCCGGCCTTGTCTGTGAAGACGGCGAGGAATTTTCGCAGGGGCATGACGTCAACCTGCCTGTCGGCGGCGATTGGTCTGGCCCGCACATAGCCGTGGCGCAGGGCGAGGTGGCAAAGACTATCCGCGTCGTTGTTAATTTCCCCAACGGCTACGGCGTTAAAACCGTCACCACCACCACCGTGGAAGATCCAATCAACGGCGACGCCATGACGGGTACTTCCACTAGAACGACTGTTAATTGGGAGGACAAGACCGCTACAATTCTGCTCCAGTATGCCGAAATCGACGACGCCGGAAGTGTAGTTGGGAACTGGAGTTCCACGAAGACTTTCACGGCAAAAAGAAATACCGGAAGTACATGGGGTGGAAACCTGTATGATGAACCCCAGTACGGATTTTCTAAAACCATATCCTTCAAGGCGTCGAAGTTCGCCCGCTGGGCTATCCGCGTCAAAAATGGCTCCGCGCATATTCCGCACCCACAGATTGAGCAGTTCGTGCCAGGGCAGGGCTATGTGTGGATCGACGACCCCCGCGCCACGGTCTACGAGGCGATGAAGTTCACGAACGTGGCGTCTACGGCGCTGTCAGCGGCCGTTCAGATTGTGGAACCGGGCGGGCGGGTCACGCTCTTCCCAACCAACGTCCTTACCAACGACGGCGTGACGAACTTCGACCTCCACGCACCGAATGACGAAGACTATCCACCCGACGGCGGGTGGGTTGGCCCGTATGCCGCAAACACACCCGGCACGAAGACCACGAAGATTAAGCTCGACTTCTGCTACGCCAACGGCCTCGGCCGCTACAAAAAGAACGGCGGGCTTGAAGGCTTCTCTGTCCGCGTGCAGGCGCAGGCCCGCGCTGTTGACGACCTCGACAACTACATCGGCAGCTGGTTCGACCTTGGGTCGTGGACCGACAGAGCCAGCACCACCACGCCGCAAAGGAAGACGCGGTCATTCAACGTCTCCGCCGGACGCTACTACGTCCGGGTGCGCCGGACGTCCAACACCCAGAAGAACCACGGCACACGTCCTTCCATCGATGCTCTCCAGTGGGTCGGCCTCCGCGCCGTACTGCCGGGCCAGCTTACTTTCCCACAGACAGTCGTTGCCGTAAAATTGAAGGCTACCAACGCGCTGAACCAGCAGTCTGGACGCGAGTACTCGCTGACGGCTATGCGGAAGCTTCCCGTCTGGAACAGGCAGACGCGGACATGGGGAGAGCCAACGCCGACAAGGTCGTGGGCGGCTGCCGTCTGCGCCGTCTGTCAGGAATCGTGGGGCGGCGGCATGTCCGACAGCCAGATCGACCTCGACACCCTCTGGGCCATCGATGCGCGGCTGCAGGCGAAAGGCTGGCACTTCGACGCCTACATCGACGGTGCGTACAATCTGTGGCAGTTGGTGCTTGAGATGTGTCAGGCAGTCTGCGTGGCTCCAAGACTGACGGGTACTGTGCTGTCCTTCATCGAAGACGAACCCGGCAGACCTGTCAACTATGAATTGAACGCCCGCAACATCATTCGCGGGAGCTTCAATGTGACCTACGCCACATGGAGCGAGGACAGTGCCGACGACGTCATCATCAACTATCTTGACGAGGACGCCAACTATCAACAGCGGGATGTACAGGCGACCCTGCCGGAGTCCGAGTCCAACGAGCCTGCAACGCTTGACTGGATCGGCATCACGAACCGTGAACACGCCTTCCGAGTCGCGACAAGGTATGCCGCAATGAATAGGTGGCGCAGGGTTACCGTGACGTGTCAGGTCGAGGCTCTCGGCAGACTCATGCAGATAGGCGACGTGGTGTCTGTCAACCACCCGCGCTTCCGCAACACGCAGTCTGGCGTCATTACGGGCTACAACGCCGCAACGCTGTCGCTGGTGCTGGAGAGCGACTTCTCGTCCGAAGACGGCTCCGAAGCGTACATTTCGCTAACGAGGCCAAACGGCAATGTCTGGGGGCCAGTGAAGCTCGACTCCATCTCCGACGGCGTCGCCAGGATGAACGCGGCCGACTATTCGGCGTATGTCTTACAGGGTGGAGGTGCGCCGTTTTCGTGGATCTCCGACGGTACAAGCTCTCAGCCCACCACCTACGCCCTCCACGCCACCAAGCAGTTCCAGCGCCGGATGCTGGTGCAGGGCGTGAGCGCCGATGACATGTGGACATACACGCTGACGCTCGTCAATGATGCGCCAGAGGTATCCCAGTACGATAATCTGCCTGTTCCCGTCTGGAACGGCAGGGCGCAGACAAATGTTATTCTCGGCGCTCCGAAGAACCTGTCTGTCAAGTGGACGGCTGCGACGGGCATTGCCGTCGCCACATGGAGGACGGTGCAGGGAGCCGTTGGTTACGAAGTACAGCATTCTGCCGATGGAATCACATGGATACACGACGGCATTGCGACTGGAACTTCCATGCCAATCATGAATTCTGAAGGCATGAACTGGTCAGGCAATGGCGGTTCAGCCACCGTGTTTGTCCGCGTCGCCGCTATTTCAAACTCTCAGAAGTCTGCATGGGCTGAATGGCCTGAATAAAATATCATTTATGACATAAGCTAATTGAAAAGTCAACAATCATGTCGTTGATATGTTGACGCCCTATATAAAAATAGATATTCTTAGCTCCCGTAGCTAAGAGTCTACTGTCACGCTCTATATCTGGCGAGATGCAAGACTTATTCCTTTACGGGTTTTTACAGCCTATATCAGTGAAGGACTGCCGGATGAGCACCATCGACACCTCAACATGGAACCCGGACGCCGATCTCAACGTCGAGATCGAGGGTATCCCGCTCAACTCTGACGCCAGCATCGCCCAGACGTGGCAGGCGCTCCGCGTCCTCATGGCTGCGGTCAAGGGCGACGGGGACACCATCAAGAGCATGATCGACGTCATGGAGGGCGCGACTGCCTCCGCAGACGGCAAGCAGGGGCTTGTTCCTGCGCCGGAGGCTGGCGATCAGGACAAGGTGCTGAAGGGCGACGGGACGTGGGGAACGGTTGATGCAGGCGACGTCTCAGTTGCGTGGGAAGACATCGAGGACAAGCCGTCCACCTTCCCGCCGTCCAGCCACACGCACGGCAGCCTGACGAACGACGGAAAGCTCTCCACGGCCTCCCGCGCCGTGGTGACGGACGGCAGCAGGCTGGTGAATGTCTCCAGCACGACTGCGACAGAGGTCGGCTATCTCTCCGGCCTGTCGGCAAACGACCAGAACCAGTTGGATGCACGGCTTCTCGCCAGCGAAAAAATAACCAACTCCGACATTGAAGCCATGATGGAGGCTTAGGATGGCAGCAACCAAATACCTTGACTACGACGGCCTGCTCTACTTCTGGGGGAAGCTCAAGGCGTACTTCGCCAAGAAGGCCACCACCCTTTCCGGCTACGGCATCACCGACGCCAAGATTGCGTCAGGCACGATCACGCTTGGCTCCAACACCATCACGCCAATCGACACGGTGAAGGTTAATAGCACCGCCCTATCCGTTTCTTCTGGCGATGTGTCCATTCCTAACGCCAGTACGTCGGCCTATGGCTGCACGAAGCTCACTTCTGCCACAAACAGCACGTCCGAGGCTCTGGCTGCAACGGCGAAGGCGGTCAAGGCAGCCTACGACCTCGCCAATGGCAAGCAGTCTCCTGCCACCACCATAGCTGGCTACGGAATCACTGATGCCTACACCAAGACCGAAGTGGATTCCAAGCTCACCTCTGCCATGCACTACAAAGGCAGCGTGGCAACCGTTGCCGATCTGCCGTCGTCGAACAACCAGACGGGCGACTTCTACAACGTAACCGCAACTGGCGAGAACTATGCGTGGACAGGCTCCGACTGGGATTCCACGGGCAGCATCGTTGACCTCGCGGCTATCACCAACACTGAAATTGACACTGTAGTGGCAAGCTGATGAACAAGTTTCTTGACTACAACGGCCTTGCCTACTTCTGGGGCAAGCTGAAGAGCTGGGTGACATCCAGAGGCTACATCACGTCTTCTGGGAGCATTACGGGGAATGCAGCAACTGCCACCCGCCTCGCAGGCCCGAAGTATACCTACACGACTGCAGCCAACGCAGCGAAAAACTGGTATCGCATTGCTAATGCGAATACCAGCCAGATAGATACGACTAAGCCTCTGCATGTGCAGTTCATGCTTACGGCGTACAACACATCCGTGAACAATGATTACTATCAACGGTGGTTTGTTGACTGTGAAGTATTTGGCAGGCAATCTGGCATAAGACTCTTCGGCAACTCTGCTATTCCGTTTTCGCAAATTCGTGTCCTTTATGAAAACACAGATGCCTCTGTCACGACAAGCAATAGACCAGCTATAGACATATATCTTAATTATGTTATTGCGTCTGCCACAAGTATAAAAATCGAAGAAATCAATAATTCTGGATTCGATTTTCTTGCTGATGGTGTACTCACTGCTTCAACAGTTCCGACTGGATTTGAAAGTAGAGCAGTTGGCGTTTATGGCAGTGGCGTGAACAACTGTGGCACCGCCGACTACGCCACCTATCACTGCCTTTACGGCTATAACATATCAGCTAATACGACACTTAGCTCGTCAAACAGCAACCACCGCTACCGCATACTCAACTGCACTGGGACAATCACTCTGACCGTTCCTTCGTGGAACTCTTCGTCAGGCTGGTTTTTCATAAAGAACAACGGCACAGGAGTTGTCACAGTCCATCCTGCGTCAACTTCAGTCATGTTCGACAACGTGTCTGCGGACATCACTTTGCAGCCGGGAGAGTTCATCAGGCTGGCCTGCCAGAGCAACAACCATTATTCGATTGTTGACGATGGAAGATGGATGTCAAAGAAGGCTGATGCAAGCCACAATCAGGCATCCAATACCATTAACGCCATGACGGGGTACTCAAAGCCGTCCTCTACCAGCGCAATCGCCACAACAGATTCGCTGAACACTGCCATTGGCAAGCTGGAAAAGGAAACAGAGTACCTTGGTGACGAAATCCTGCTAGTAGATGCGGAAGCAGCAAACGGCGTGGCGATTGCTTCTGCAAACCAGCTATTCATCTCCGACTTGCAGGAAGTGACGGACACGAAGGCGTCTGCCAGCCATACTCACGGGAACATCACAAACGATGGCAAAGTGGGAACTGCGTCCGGCAAGCCTCTCATCACTGGAACTAGCGGAGCGGTTCAGGCTGGAAGTTTCGGTACGACGGCAGGAACATTCTGCGAGGGGAACGACTCCCGCCTGTCAAACGCGAGGACGCCGACCTCCCATACGCACGGCTCCATCACTAACGACGGTAAGCTCGGCACTGCCAGCAGGGTTGTGGTGACGAACGGGAACAAGGCCATCGGCGTCTCCAGCGTTACTGCAACTGAACTAGGCTACCTCTCCGGCGTCACAAGCGCCGTCCAGACGCAGATCAGTGCATTGGAGACTGCGCTGGATAACATGCTCAAGACCAAGATTTACCCTGTCGGTTCTACATATTTCAGTCTGACTGACTCGCGCAACCCGAACACCATTCTTGGTTTCGGAACGTGGACGAAGATCGAGGGCAAGTTCCTGCTCGGCGCGTCCTCCAGCTATGCGGCGGACAGCACGGGCGGCGAGGCAACGCATACGCTGACCGTGGATGAAATGCCGTCGCATAAGCACGGGATTGTCATCAACCCCGGCACTGGCTTCTCTGCTGGCATTACCTACACCTCCACCGGCGGTGTGAACAACAACTTCGTGCAGGCGGCAGGCGGCGGTCAGGCCCACAACAACTTGCCTCCCTATCTGGCAGGCTACCTCTGGAGGAGGACGGCGTAATGGCTTCGATGATCACATGGCCCGACTGGATGCCTGCTCCCCAGCAGGATTCGTTCAGCATTCAGCCGGAAGACCGCAGACTCACTACCGAGACGGAGGCTGGCTCAATTATCCGCTACCAGTTCGACTCCGACGTCAACGTCGCCGACTGCACCATCATCCTCAACTCCGTGCAGGCCAACTGGTTTGAGGCTTTCGAGCGGGACATCCTCGCGCAGGGGACTGTCTGGTTCATGTTCCCGCTCTGGATAGGCGGCGAGGTTTCCTATGCCAAATGCAGATTCAAGACAAGGCCGAAGGCGGGAAACCTCATCGGACTCCACACCACCTACACTTTTTCGCTGTACGTTGCCAAGCGCGACATAGTTGATGGACGAATCGCCGCAATCATGCTGGAGCTTGGCATGGATGGATTTGAATACATTTATAACAAGCTCCACCATATCTTGCACGTCCAGAGTCCCGGACTTACAATACTTCCAGATGAATGGAGGCTGAGAGCCAATGGCTAATAGCACGACAGCAAGGGCGAAAGAAGTCATCGCCGAACTCGACCAGTTTGAAATCGACATGAACCTTACCAACAAATGGGTTCATGGAGATGAAAATCTTACTGTTCTGCTCGGAGGTGTCAGCACTCCGAGCATACGAAACCTCGTCAAGAATTTCCGTCTTTCCGCGCAGGAAATACTCGACGCTGCTGAGTACATTCAGGACAACTACGAAGGTCTGGAAGACATCATCGACGCCAACAGGGAGTATGCCGAAATCGCGGAGACGCTCCTGCTCAAGATCGCAGACTGGATGGCGCGGGATCTTGCCGAGTTCAATGCTGTCAACATCGAGTTGTACCACAGATGGTACAACCACGGCATACAGAAGATTCAGGATGCCAATCTTATTGCCGTGCAGGCAAAGCAGAACATTCGCGATCTCATAGATG